AAGCTTTAGAGCTTGCTGATGAGGCGCAAGCCATTGTCAACGGTAAGGAAGAGGGGGTCTAAATGCCACATATGCTCATGGATCATGAGATTGATCCAAAACAGAAACTGCTTGATGACTTGGGTGACATTTCTCAGATTGAAATCTTCAATAACAAGCTCTTGGTGGCGGTCTACATCCGCCCGGAAAAGGCAAAAAGCGGCCTTTATCTCCCCGACCAGAACCGTGAGGAAGATAAATTCCAGTCCAAGGTTGGCCTGTTGGTCAAAAAGGGCAACGCCGCTTTTGAGGATGACACTGGTGCATGGTTCAAGGACATTGAGATCAACATGCACGATTGGCTGGTTGTGCGCCCCAGTGATGCTTGGAGCATAACCATTAATGGCGTTCTATGCCGTATTGTTGAGGATGCGCTGGTCCAAGGCCGCATCCCTCATCCTGACGCCGCTTGGTAAGGAGATAACCGATGTCTGGAGAAACCGAACAGTTTCCGCTCGACCTTGGAGATAAGGTAGAGGTTGAGAAAGAGCCGGAAATCGTGCTTTTGGCTGAAGACGAGCCGGAAGTTGAGCCCGAAAAGCCTGCCAAAGCCGCAGTTGAACCTGACACGGCGATTGAAGAGCTAAATCGGCGGCTGCAAGCTGAACGTCAGGCTCGTGAAGAGGCTGAATCTCGCGCGCGTGAAGCTGCTGCGCGTGCGAATCAGGCTGCTTATGAGGTGGAAGACACCCATTTGCACCTTGTTAAGAGTGCGATTGACACGGTTAAGCGCGATCAGGACATCCTGAAAGCCAACCTGAAAGAAGCGTGGAGTATTGGCGACTACGACAAAGCCGCCGAATACCAAGAAATCATGTCTGTGAACGCCGCCAAGCTGCTTCAGCTTGAAAACGGCTTTCAGGAAATGCAGGCGCGGCCCCGCACGGAGCCTTCTCGCCCCGCAGCGCCGGCCCAGCAGAGCGGTCCTGACATTGACAGCCTGATCCAGCGCGTAACGCCGCTGTCAGCGCAGTGGTTGCAGAGCAATCGTGACCATCTGAAGGACTCCCGCTCATTCCGCATCATGGCGAGGGCTCACGAGGACGCTATTGACCATGGGATTATCCCTGAATCGGATGATTACTTCCGATTTGTGGAAAACCGCCTTGGCATTAAGGGCGATTCTGCCCCGCCAGATGTCGCCATGTCCGCTGCTGCGGCTCCGGTTCAGCGCCGTCAGTCGCCCCCAGCGGCTCCGGTGTCCCGTCAGCCTTCAAATGCTAACGGCAGCAGGCCGCATGTGGTCAAGTTGACGCCTGAGCAGCGTGAAGCTGCGCGAATCAGTGGCGTCACTGAAGAAGAATACGCCCGTCAGATGCTTAAAGAGCGCAATCGCGTGCATTGAGGAGGATTAAATGGAAGACGCTGCCCAAAATGCGCCTCGCCCGCGTGGTCGCAAGCCAAATTCACAAAAACCTGTCCTGCCAACTCGCCACGTAGGTGTTGAAATGCAGTCAAATGAGATGGAACGCCCGCCGCTTCGCCCGGCAATGCGTGAAGAAGACCCTCGTGCTTCTGCGGCTCGCCGCGCGGCTGAAATTCGCGGCCATTTGGGCGATTTGGACGAGGGAACCGACCAGTTTGCTCTGCCGCCGTCGCCGGATGGCTGGACTTACGAGTGGAAGCGCAAGTCCACGCTTGGCGCGGAAGATCACGCCCATATCCTTGCTCTCAAGCGCATGGGTTGGACGGAAGTTCCGGCAGATCGTCATCCTGACGCCATGCCAGATCAGGGCCGCTACTCCACGATTGAACGCAAGGGCATGATCCTGATGGAGCGCCCGACCGTTATCACTGAAGAGCTTCGCGCTCTTGAGTTGAAGAAGGCTCGCAATCAGGTCCGCGCCAAGGAAGAACAGCTTAACGGCCCGCCGGAAGGTGGCCTTGGGCACCGCGACCATGCACAGGTCAAGCCCAAGATCAACAAGGGCTACTCTCCGATTGAAGTGCCAAAAGAATGACATGACAGAAGGGCCATCTACGGGTGGCCCTTTACTTTTCTGTGTTAAGGCGTATTGTCATGTCACGGCCCCCGTATGGAGGCTTCCTCTCCCCGGCGCGAGAGGCTTAACTTTCCCGGTTCCTAGTGCCCCCGGTGTGGCATGATGGGACTTCCTGAAAAGGAGGCACCGTCATGGCGAATGCTAATACGCCTTTCGGTTTTAGCCAGTACAGCGGCACCGGCTCTGCTCCCACCTATGAGCAGATTGCGGTCAAGATCGCCTACAATGCTACGAACATCTTCTACGGCGACCCCGTAGAGCCCGACACCAACGGCTACGTTGTGCAGGGTGACGGCACGACCGGCAACGCCGGTATTGCTGGCATCTTCGTCGGCTGCAAGTATCTCTCTGTCTCGCAGAAGCGCGTTGTCTGGTCCAACTACTGGCCCGGTTCTGACGTTGCCTCCAGCCAGACGGTTGAGGGCTACATTGTCAATGACCCGAACGCTAAGTTCCTTGTCCAGTCCGACTCCACTGGTCTGACGCAGGCTGATGTCAACCTGAACATCGGCTATGCGATTGGCACGGGCAACACCGCTTCTGGCATTTCTGGTGCGTATGTCACCGGCGCTGCCACCACGGCGACCCTGCCTTTCCGCGTCATCAGCCTTGTTGTTGATCCGCCGGGCTCTGCTGGCACGGAAGCTGGCGCTTACAATCGCGCGATTGTGGCGTTCAACAACGTCGCCACCAAGTCCCTCACGGGCATCTAAGAGGAGTAAGGACCAATGGCTGTCAATCTTTCGGCTATTAAAGACCTTCTCCTCCCCGGCCTCCGTGGGATTGAAGGCAAGTACGAGCAGATTCTGTCTCAGTACGACAAAATCTTCACCAAGCACGACTCCAAGATGGCGCTTGAGCGCACCGCTGAAATGCGCTTCTTGGGCCTTGCTCAGTTGAAGACTGAAGGCGCGCAGACTGCTTTCGACAACAACGCCGGCGAGCGTTACGTGTACAACCAAGAGCATACTGAAATTGCTCTTGGCTACGCGATCACCCGCAAGGCGATTGACGACAACCTCTACAAGACCCAGTTCGCCCCCTCGAACCTTGGCCTGATGGAATCTTTCCAGCAGACGAAGGAAATCTACGGCGCGAACGTGCTTAACACCGCTACGACCTACAATGCGTCGGTTGGCGGTGACGGCGTGGCGCTGGTGTCGGCTTCCCATCCGATTGATGGTGGCACGATCTCCAACTACACGACGAACGAGCTTAACGAGTCTACCCTGCTGAACGCGATGATCGCGATCCGCACGAACTTCAAGGACCAAGCCGGTCTGAAGGTGTTCGCGCGTGGCCGTAAGCTCATCGTGCCGGCGGCTCTTGAGCCGGTTGCGATCCGTCTGACGAAGACGGAACTGCGTCCGGGCACGGCGGACAATGATGTGAACGCGATCATGATGACTGCCGGCGGTCTGCCGGAAGGCTACATGGTCAATGACTTCCTCACGTCTGCGGCCTCGTGGTTCCTCCTCACGAACATTGATGGCCTCTCCTACATGGAGCGCGTCAAGTTCGAGACCGATATGCAAGTGGACTTCGTGACCGACAACCTTCTGGTGAAGGGTTACGAGCGTTACAGCTTCGGCTACTACAACTGGCGCGCGATCTACGGCGCGATCCCGTCGTAAGGCAAAGGGGCGGGGGCTACGGCTCCCGCCTTTCATCTAGGTTCACCGATCTTGTAGACCGGCCTAGCGGACGCTGCACAGACTACAAGATCACATCGTGCAGGAGGGCCTTATGGGCGCTACTACTTTTACTGGTCCCATTCGGGCTGGTAACATTCTCAACACGAGCGGCACCACGCTTGGCAAGGACGTTGCGAACGTCGGTTCTGTCGTGATGGCGCAGTCTTCGCCTGTCACGCAGGCTTCGGGCGCGACCTCCATCGTGATCCCCGCCAACAGCCAGATTCTCTCCATTGACGTTATGGTCACGACGGCTTGGGACGGCGTTGCCACGACGTTTGGCGTTGGCACGACGGCTTCTGCCACGTTCCTGACCGCCGCTGGCGCGCTTGACGGCGTTGCTGTCGGCCCGCTTGCGGCCACTCCGGGCACTGACGCTACCCGCGCCGGCAACTGGAATGACGTTGGCACGACGGATCGCAAGATCGCCGTTACCTCCACCAACACCGGCGCTGGCGTCGGCGTTATCACTGTTACCTACGTTCAGGCCCGCAACCTGACCGCGTAAACCTAGCCATTGGAGGCTATCATGAAGGGTCGTAATGCTCGCAAGTCCGGTGGCGTTGTGATGAAGAACAGCGCCCCCACCGATGTGTACGCTGGCGCTAGCTCGGAAGTCGTGAAGGAAGCCAAGGGCGGCACCAACGGCTTCAAGAAGGGCGGCAAGGCTATGGGCAAGGTCCATGGCGAGGCTGCTAAGATGAACGCTGGTCGCAAGCCCCGTAAGGCTGGCGGCGGTGTCTTCTCGACGGCTTCCACGGGTTCGCCCCGCAAGGCAAGCTCTCACTACTGAGTAACGCTCCCATTCAGTGGTGGGAAACGGGGGCCATTGTGCCCCCGTTTTACTAGGAGGATACAATGCCCGGCGCATGGACACGCAAAGAAGGCAAAAACCCGGAAGGCGGCTTAAATGAGAAGGGCCGCGCCTCTCTCCGGGCTCAGGGCCATGACATCAAGCGCCCCCAGCCAGAGGGCGGCTCCCGCAAGGATAGCTTCTGTGCCCGGATGACCGGCATGAAGCGCAAACTGACTGGTTCAGCCAAAGCTGCTGACCCTGACAGCCGAATCAACAAAGCTCTGCGTAAATGGGATTGCTAATATGTCTGAGAAACCTTTTTGGGAGAAAGAGGCTCCGAAAGATGCTAAAGTGAAGCATCTGAGCCGCAAGCAAGTTCAGTCTGCCAAAGCAAAGGCTAGAGCCGCAGGGCGACCCTATCCAAACTTGGTGGACAATGCCGCCGCAGCGCGGGCTGGAAAGGGCAAGTAAATGCAGTACCGCACCATTTCTCTGACCGATGAGGGCCGCAGCGAGATCGTCGCGGTTGATGATTTCCAGACCCCGTTCAATCTCGGTCTTGCGGCCAACGTCACGGCTGGTTCGCCCACGTTCAGCATTCAGTTTTCTTTGGATGACCCGAACGCTGTTGGGTATGACAAGGACACGGCTCTGTGGTTCAGTGCAACCGGCCTTTCTGGTGTGAGCGCCGATGCGGCTGCGGCTTTGACGGTTCCTTGCCGCGCCATCAGCATTTACATGGCCCCCGGTGTGACCGGTACGGTTGAACTTAAAGTCGTGCAGGCTGGCCCCGCTTGATAGGAGAGCCTGATGACGACCAGCGGGACGTACACCTTTAATCCGTCTCTGGGCGAATTGACCCTGTATGCGTACAACCTGATTGGTGTACGCAACACGGCGCTCGTGCAGGAGCATATGGAGACGGCCCGCATGGCGACCAACCTCCTTTTGGCAAGGTGGTCTAACCAAGGCGTCAATCTGTGGGCGGTTGATCTTCAAACGGTGCCGTTGGTGCAGGGGACATCCTCATACGCCGTGCCGTCTGACACGGTAATGATCTTGGATGCCTACATCACGATTGCTCAGGGCAATTCAAACACCGACCGTATCATTCTGCCTGTGTCACGCACCGAATATGCGTCCTACCCGAACAAAGAGCAGCAGGGTTTCCCGACGACCTATTGGTTTGATCGCCTACTTGATCCCACAATCACGCTCTGGCCCGTTCCGGATGGCGGTGAGGCAAGTACGTTAAAGTATTACCGTGTGCGGCGCTTGCAAGATGCCAGCTACACGGGCGGTCAAAACGTAGAAATCCCGTATTTGTGGCTTGAGGCGTTTGCCTACGGGCTTGCCACGCGGCTGGCGCAAGTCTGGTCGCCCGACAAAGTTCAGATTATGAAGCCTTTTGCCGACGAGGCGTATCAGATCGCGGCGGATCAGAATACTGAGTACGTTTCTCAGTACATTTCTCCGCAAATTCAGGGGTACTTTAGGTGAGGACGACAGGGCGCGCATCGGTAAGTTCTAAGAACCCGCGTGCCTTTGGCATATGCGACCGATGCGGCTTTCTCTACAATCATCACGAGTTGCAGTGGCAGTTTGATTATCGTGGCGCTGCGCTTCTGAACACGCGCATTCTTGTGTGCGAGTCCTGCCTTGATGTGCCGCAGAACCAGTTGCGCAACATCATCCTGCCGGCTGATCCGACCCCGATCATGAACGCCCGCGTGCAGGATTACGTCACGGCAGAAACCAACAACCGCTACACGTCAGGCCAAGTCCTGACCGTGCTTTCGGCTTCTGGCACAGGTTCTGTTGCGACTCTGACGCTAAAATACCCCCTTTCTTTGGCACCAATTACGGTTGGCAGCACAATAGTCGTGTCTGGCATGGAGCCGGCTGGCTACAACGGCACCTATGTTGTCACCGCATCTAGCAACTCTGGCACGGCAACAGTGTCATTTGCTAACAGAACAACCGGCGACCTGACGGTTTCTGGTTTTGTGGCAATCAACATTGACCCGATTACGGGCCTTCCGATGGGCCAGACTGCCAACAGAATTACCCAGAATGACAATAACCGGGTCACTCAGACCACTGGTGAGCCCCCGTATGGGCTCAATGAGGAGCCGGGCACGAGCATCTTTGTCCCGAATGATATTGGTGGCAATGATCCGGGCCTGCCGTATAATTTCAACCAAGTTCCGAAGACGGGTCCGCTAAATGGCTAACATTCAAATCCCGAATCTGCCTCAAGCAACGTCTTTGGATGGCTCCGAACAGCTTGAGATTGTGCAGGCTGGCGTATCTGTCCGCACGACTGCGATACAGATTGCTGGTTTGCAGGCTGGACCTACTGGGCCCACTGGCGCGATTGGCCTGACCGGGCCAACTGGTCCCACTGGCCCGACAGGCTCGACCGGAGCAGGCGGCGCTCTGGGCTATTATGGCGCTTTTGATGACCTGACGGACCAGCCGTTTGTTTCTGTTGGCACCGCGCAAGTCGTGGCGATCTCTAACGTTGTGGCTGCAAGCGGGATTTCCCTCGCCAGTACGGGCCGGATCGTCATCGCCAACCCCGGCACCTATAGCTTTACCTTCTCTCTGCAACTTCAGAACACATCTAATGCAATCCATTATGCCGATGTGTGGCTGAAGTATAATGGAAGTGATTATCCAGATTCTAATACCCGTTATTACATTCCTGCCCGGAAAAGTGTGAGCGAGCCCGGACATGCGGTTGCGGCTCTAAACTTTATCGGCACGTCCCTTGCGCCGAATGATTACGTTGAAATTTGGTGGTCTGCGGACAGCACCGCAGTTTCCATTGAGACAATTCCTGCGGGAACGTCGCCCGTTACGCCTGTCACGCCCAGCGTGATCGCGAATATCCAACAGGTGATGTATACGCAGTTGGGGCCGACCGGCGACACGGGCGCGACGGGTCCCACAGGCGCGACGGGCCTTACTGGTCCGACCGGGGCGACCGGAGATACCGGCCCGCAGGGTGTGGATGGCCCCACAGGGCCGACGGGCATTATTGGCCCGACCGGGCCGACGGGTCAAACCGGCCCTACTGGCTCTACCGGCTCTCTTGGGCCGACTGGGCCTTCCGGCACTGGTCCGACTGGTCCGACTGGACCGACTGGCGCTGCGTCTACTGTTGCTGGTCCGACAGGTCCTACGGGCGCGACTGGTGCTGCGGGCGCTGGCATCACCTACCTTGGCACGGTTGCCAATGCGGCGGCTCTGCCCGGCTATCCGTCATCCTATACGGGTTCCGTTGGCGATGCTTACGTCACCCTCGACAACACGCATCTGTGGGTCTGGGACGGCTCTGACTGGATTGACAACGGTGCGATCACCACGGTTGCAGGCCCGACTGGCCCCACCGGCTTGACGGGTCCGACTGGCGCGTCTGGTCCCACGGGATCGGCAGGCCCCACGGGGCCGACTGGGGACACCGGACCGACTGGCGTTGCAGGACCTACAGGCCCGACCGGCGATCTTGGCCCCACCGGGCCTACTGGCGCGGCGTCCACTATTGCCGGACCTACCGGCCCCACTGGCGCCCTTGGCCCTACAGGATCATCTGGCCCCACCGGCCCCACCGGAACTGTTGGCCCGACCGGGCCTACGGGTGATTTTGGTCCGACAGGCCCGACAGGTGACATCGGACCCACTGGCCCCACGGGGAATACTGGTCCCACCGGCCCTACGGGTGCCGCATCAACAGTTGCCGGCCCGACCGGACCCACAGGGGACACTGGCCCGACCGGTCCCACGGGGCCAACGGGCGATCTCGGCCCCACGGGACCGACGGGGGGTGTTGGCCCCACGGGTCCGACGGGAGATTTGGGTCCTACTGGACCGACAGGATCAGGTCCGACTGGCCCAACCGGCTCGGCTGGCCCCACAGGCCCAACAGGCGCTACCGGTTCTACCGGCTCTTCTGGCGGCATCACCACCACGTCGGTCATCAGTACTAACACCACAGCGGCATCTGGCACGCTCTACATTATGACGGCGAGCTTGACTCTGACTTTGCCTGCCACGCCAAGCGTTGGTAATGTGGTTGGCGTTTCAAACCTGAGTGGCACGACGACATGCGTGATCGCCCGTAATGGCGAAGAGATCATGAATCTGGCTGAAGACATGACGGTTGATGTTGTGGATGCTGGGTTCACACTTTACTACAGCGGTGCAACCTATGGGTGGGTGCTTCTGTGAGTTCATTTCGTGATCTGGCGTCTAGGGTTGTTCAGCCCATTACAGGGGAGGTCGCCGCTTACAAGGCGGGCGATCAACCCTCTGGATGGCTTTTGATTGATGGCAGCACGGTATCTCAATCAACTTACTCTGCGCTTTATGGTCAGGTAGGTTTGATTACTAACGGAAATATTTCCACAACTTGGACAGTCCGTACTTCAGGGACTGGATCTCAAATTAATGCTCTTGCTTACGGTGCAGGCACATATTTGTATGCTGGGGTCAATGAAGTAATAGCAACGTCAACTGACGCTATTACATGGACGCTCCGCAGTACAGGATATGGAGCTACTGAAGATTTTCAATCTCTTCTTTATGGTGGTGGGATTTTTGTTGTCTGTACTGCACAGGGAGGAATTGCAACCTCCACAGATGGTATAACTTGGACTGTTCGAACATCAGGTACGGCGAGCAACATTAAAGCTCTTGCTTACGGGGCATCTACTTTTGTTTATGCTGGAGATAATGAAGCAATAGCAACATCTGCGGACGCCAGTACATGGACACTTCGCAGTACTGGATATGCAAATACTGAAGATTTTCAATCTCTTACTTATGGTAACGGACTTTTTGTCCTTGGGACTGGGTTGGGCGGAATCGCAACTTCAGTTGATGGAATTACTTGGACAATCAGGACATCTGGCACGTCTAACACTATTAACGGGCTAATTTATGCAAATTCTATTTATGTAAGAGTTGGAGATGTTGGAAGCATAGGAACATCTACAGATGCAATCACTTGGACGGTTAGAACGTCTGGAACATCCAGCTCTTTAACTGCGATTGCTTACAGCTCTCCGTATTATGTCGTCTCTGGCTTTTCAGGAGCCTTTCTATACTCTACGGACGCAATCACATGGATGAGTAATCCGCAATCTACTTCAAACTGGCGAAAAGTCATTTACGGTGACAATATATACCTTTTAGCAGGAGACGGTGGGGTTATTAGGACGGCAAACATTTATGCATACAATACTGCCACACAATTTTTGCTTCCATCAACCACGGCCACAACCACTGGCCTTAGCCTCTATGTGAAGACATGAGCAGTCTTTCGCGCTTCAGCCCTGACTTTACTGCTGGTCAACAGCGGTTCCACGTCAACAACACAAATACCATCACCGGGTATTTGAAGTGTGACGGCAGCGTTGTGTCGCAGGCTACGTATCCTGAATTGTATGCTCAGATCGGGCTTATCCCAGATGGCCCTGTCCTGACTACATGGACCGTAGGAACATCTCCAATAAACAGACCATACACTGCGACATATGGTAATGGTGTGTTTGTTGCTGCTGGAGATGCCAGTAGCTTAGTTACATCAACTGATGGTGTTACTTGGACTTCCAGAAACCCAAATTTCCCTGCTGGAACAACAGATATATTTGGCTCGGACTTTGGCGGGGGAATCTTTGTTATTGGAACAGATAACGGCTCCTTAGCTACATCAACTGACGGAGCTACATGGACGCTGAGAACATCAGGCACAACATCCTCAATAGAAGCCGTCGCCTATGGCAACTCATTATATGTGATAGCGGGCGCAAATGGTTTTCTTCGCACGTCTACAGACGCGATCACTTGGACCGCAAGAACAACAGGAACAACAAAAAAAATAAATGCAGTTAAGTATCTAAATTCTCAATGGGTTTATGTTGGCAATGACAGTACGCTTGCGACATCCACAGATGCCATAACGTGGACCGCAAGAACGGCTAACGCCTTCTCTTCAAATGTAGCTGCTACCATAAATGACATCGCGTATGGAAACGGTGCTTACGTGTATTGCTCCAGTTCCGGTATGATGGGCTACTCAACGGATGCTATACGGTGGGTAACAGCTACACTGGCAAGTCCCAGCACAGTTAGGTCTGTTAATTACTTTGGCAATATTTTTGTTGCTACATTGAACTTTAACAGCCCGTTCGCAGATGCGTATGTTTCTTATGATGGCCTTACATGGTCGTCTGTAACATCTGGGTCGTCTTATAACATTTTTGATTCTGCTTACAGCGGAACGCGGCTTGTTGCTGTTGCAACCAACGGCTCAAGTGCCGCTACGTTTATGTACGCTGATTACTATACATACTCCTCAACAACCAATTTCAAATTACCAACTACGAGTACTGGCATTATATCAGCAAACGCCACAACTCCGGTTGCTTACATCAAGGTGAAGTGACATGAGCAGCCTTAAAGCTCTCCTTTCCGCGCCAACAGACAATGCTCTTGGCGTCCCAACTTGGGACGATAAGGTTACATCATCTACATGGTTAAAGGGCGGCGCTATCTTCTCTCAAAGCACATACAGTTCTTTGTATTCAAAATACAGTTTGCTTGGCAAAACAACTGTAACAGACTGGAGGTCTGGAATTTGCGCCGTGAACTCAAATGATTTTCTCGGTTTTGCATCTTCCAGCTCTCTTGCATTAATGGTTGGTTCGGGAAGCGGGGTAAGAACGTCTGAAGACGGAATTGTATGGACGACAAGAAGCTCTTCTGCTGTCTCACAGAATTTAAGAGGCTGCACATATGGTAATGGATTATTTGTATCTGTCGGAAGCTCAGGGGTCATTAACACGTCCACAGATGCGATCACATGGACAAGACGAAGTGTCCTGACAAGTGCCACAATTAATTCTGTAACGTATGGCAGCAGCGTATATGTGCTTGCTGGTGATGTGGAAACCGTCGCCACTTCTACGGATGCTGTAACGTGGACGGTTAGAAGCACGCCGGGTGGCTCAAACTGGAATTTTAAGTCTATTGTGTATGCCGGTGGCATTTTCGTGATTGTGGGCAACTCAGGCTCTACAGGAAACGTCAGCATTTTAACTTCTGCTGATGGTATTACATGGACGCTAAGAAGCCCAAGCGCCACGAACAACCAATTAACCGCAGTGACCTACGGAAATGGCCTTTATGTAGCTGTCGGGAATGCAAACACCATCATGACATCCACCAATGCGATTACGTGGACCACGCGGAGCCAAGCGCCCGGAATGTCAAGCCAGAATTATGGCAGCGTTGCTTACGGGGATGGTGTATATTTGCTTGGTGGCATATCAGGAATTTCCACTTATGATACAGTGGCGTATTCTACAGATGCCATTACATGGTCAATTAGGTCAGTTCCGCCTCAATCTCCGAACATTGACCAACAATATAACGTATATGCGCTTCATTATTTTAAGGGTAAATTTTTATACGGAGGATTAGGCGTTGATGGTGGGGCTAAGGTTAACGCCGGCACTTTTGGATATTCTAACCTGTTTAATTATGACCCAAACACGGAGTTCCAAACTCCATCAACCAGCTATATAGTCACGAACTCTCCGTCAAACATTTACGTTAAGGGGGTGTAAATGGAGACGCATATCATGATCGCCACGCCTGCGCAGGGTGGCAATGTCAATCTTCCGTATGCTTTGTCTTTGGCAAACACGTTTGTCTTCTGCCAGAACAACGGAATTAAGATTACACCGCACATCATGGAGACGGGCTCTCTTTTGGTGGCGGAACGCAACAGGATCGTGCAGGCGTTTTGGGAGTCAGATTGCACGCATCTTCTGTGCATTGACGCCGATCTTGGCTGGCCTCCAGAAGCCATCGCCGCCATGCTGGCATCTGGCAAGGAGTTTGTGGCCGGGATTTACCCCGCCAGAGGGGAGAAGAATTGCTTTATCTTCCGTCCAGATTATTTGCCGAATGGGGCGATCAAGACAGACCAGCACCTTCTCAAAATGAAATACATCCCTGCCGGCTTCATGCTGATCGCCCGCAGCGTCATCGCCAAGATGCGCGACAAGCACCCTCAGCTTTACTATGAGCCGAAGGACCCGCGCAACAACCCAGAGCCGGGGTTCGCCTTCTTCAACACAGAAATTTATGAGGGCGAGTTCTGGGGTGAGGATTTCACCTTTTGTCGGTACGCTGGCGAGGCGGGCGTTGAGATTTGGGTGGACCCGCTAATTCAGTTCAACCACGCCGGCACCATCGGCATGCTGATGGAATGCCTTACGACCGATCCTGAGAAAGCCGCCAAGCCCACATTGTCACAGGTGGCCTGATGGGTATCGTCTATGACGAACAGAACCTGACCGCCAATGGCGGAACAGAGTTGATGATGCGTGGGCTTGAGAGCCGTCTGGACCCTAAATTTTTTGATGGACTTGTCCTGTCGCGCAACCTTGCCAAACTGGAGGAAGCGTCCAAGGGCGTGAAAAGGGTGTTCTGGGCGCATGAAGTGCCCGCAACGCCGCAATCTGACATGGTGGAGTATCAGCACCTCGCCAACAAACGCTGGCAGGGGTTTGATGCAATGGTGTGCGTATCCAACTGGCAAATGTTGGAATATGCCCGGTCTTTTCAATTCCGTTGGCCTGATTGGCAACGCACACGGGTCATGCTGAACGCGATTGACCCAATCCCTGCTCATGACAAGCCGCATGACAAGATCAGGCTCATCTATATGTCGAGCCCGCAGCGTGGCCTGAAAATCCTCTACGACGTGTTTCAGCGCCTCTGTCAGAAGCACGACGACATTGAGCTTGAGGTTTTCTCCTCTTTTAAGCTCTACCAAAACCCGCTGGAGACAGATCAGACCTATCACGATCTGTTCGCCCGCATGCAGGACGACCCGCGCGTCATCTATCGCGGCCTTGGCACCAATCAGGATGTGCGTGAGGCGATCACCCGCGCGCATATCTTCGCCTATCCGTGCATATGGGGCGAGACAAGTTGCCTATCCTTGATTGAGGCGATGAGCGGCGGTCTGTTGTGCGTGCATCCCAACAATGCGGCGCTATTTGAGACGGCCTGCGGGATCACCAATATGTACCACTACCCGCCAGAAGGCCACGCTGATGTGTTTTACACAGAGCTTGACCGTGCTATAAATCAATGGAAGACGGGCGACGTTGAGCATCTTTCGGCGCAGAAGGCTCACGCTGATCGCGTCTATTCTTGGAAGCATCGCGTACCCCAATGGGAGCGGTTGCTCACAGAGCTACGTGAAGGAATAACGCCATGAAAGCCGCAGTTGCATTTTCCGGCGGTCTTGATTCAACTTATGCAATCTGGAAAATTTTGACGACGACGCAAGACTCCGTTACGGCGGTCATCTTTGATTTAGATGGGCTGTTGCCGGAGGATTATGAGACGTATGACATTCGCATTTTTTTGAGGAACGCTAAACTTGAGTCCTCTTTGGCGAAGGTGCAGCCAATTTTAGACTGGTTTGCCGCTAATCTGCGCCCTGTGAACCTCGCGGTCGTGCCGATCACGCCAGATAAGCTCATCCACGAGCATCCTAATACGCCTGAAACCTATTTTACAGACTGGGGGGTTGGGTTGGTGAACGCGGGAGATTTGGACCGCATCATCATTACGCACGAAAAAGAAAATGACGGGAACGCCAATCGGGGGCGGTTTGGCAAGGAAGGACCCGGTTCATGGCTTGCCTATGACCGTTTTATGCTAAACGCCACGCGCGGCTCCTTAGAGTTCCCGCTGCTTGATTCTGATTACCACCATGGCGTGGCTATGGCGGAAATTCCACATGACTTAATGGCTCTTGTGTCATCTTGTAATTCGGGCAGAGAAAACTGCACTTGCTTTAAGTGCAGCAAAATGAAGTTTTTTGAACGCGAGCTTCAGGCCGGCAAAACAACGTCTGAAATCTCTAACTACATCATGTCAAAATCTCTTCAGCCCAATGGAAGATGGCTGACCATGAAAACATGGTTGGGAGAAGAAGACATTGGTTACATCCCAAGCATGATTTTTGAAGAGAAGGATATGCCAACGTGGCCTTCATCCGTCTTCAAATCCTAACTTTTTTGCTCTTTATCGGGTCGGCGTCGGCGCTGGCTGACGTGAAGATCGTGGTCGGCTCCAACGTGGACGGTCACTATCTGAACGCGCGCATCGTCGCCCGGCATTTTGGCGGGGTCGTCCATGTGGTCCCCGGTGCGGCGGGACTGAACGCCGCCAATTACCTCGCCACGGTGTCCGCGCGTGACGGGTCAGAGATCGGCACGTTCACGTCGCGGGTGTTCCTGTCGGCGCTGTTTGATGACCCCGCCGCCCGCTATGATCTCGCCACCATGCACTGGCTTGGCTCTTTTGTGGACGGGCGCAAAAACCCTAATATAGTCTGGGTTAAGCCCAATCAGGAGCTAATTGGCGGTTCGGACGGCAGTGTGTCTGTGAGCCCCTTTAAGGTGCTTAACAGGGTATTGCGAAGCCAAATACGCGAAATAACGGGCTATTCTGACGTAAATACGATCCGGTTGGCTTTTGAGCGCAATGAGATCACCGCCGTCGTGTTCAATCTGGTTGGCGTGAAAACCGTCTCGCCGCACTGGCTGGGCTCGTCGGATGTGAAGCCTTACCTTCAGTATAACTTTGGCACCGTGCGCCACCCTGAATTTCCCGATGTACCTACGGCCATGGAGCAGATAGCCGATCCGCAGGACCGGGACTTGTTCGCCTTGTTTGAGATGCAGGGCGTTTTGGTGCGCCCCTATGCGCTGCCGCCGGGCGTGCCATCTGCCATGGTTGTCAAATGGCGTGACACGTTTGCCAAGCTCATGACAAATGAAGAATACATTAGAGACGCTCAAAAGATTGGTCTTGAGCTAACGCCTGTGTCAGCGCATGAGGCTCAGGAGATTGCGACACAGATAGCCCGTGCGGATGTAAGTTTAAAGACAAGTCTGCGATCTCTGGCGTCACGCTAGTTGGGCGAGTAGAATAGCTCTCTGTCACGACGGGGATTTTCATGGCGAATGATAAGGCGAGCATATTTAACGGCCTCATTCGGCTGGGCCGCTCCCCCTCCAACGGCGAAGTTCTGATCGGCAACGGATCGGACTTCCAGCTTGCGCCCCTGACCGGGGGCAGCAACATCACAATCACCAACAGCGCCGGCCAGATTGAGATTTCGGCGTCTGGAGGTGGTCCAATCGGGCCGACTGGTCCTACTGGCGCTGCTGGTCCGGCTGGTGGTCCTGCTGGGCCGACGGGGCCAACCGGGGCAACTGGGGCTTCCTCTTCCGTGGCGGGGCCAACAGGTCCTACGGGTCCGTCCTCCACGGCTCTTGGCCCGACAGGTCCAACTGGCCCGTCTGGCCCCTTGGGTCCGACCGGGCCTACGGGTTCCTTCAACGCATTTGGGTATGTCAGCGTCCTCGACTTTGGCGCGGACCCGACTGGGGCTATTGATTCAAGCGCAGCGTTCCAAAGCGCAATTAACTCTCTTGCGCCCTTGGGTGGCACGGTGGTTGTGCCGCCGGGCAATTATCTCATCACCAGCAGCGTGTATGTCGGAATCCGCAGCACGTCTCCTATTGGTCCGACAACGCCCTTGGTCGCCAACGTCTATTTGGTTGGCCCGACGCCGGCGGCGGTGCAGTCTTTGGAGACTTCTCAGTATTTCCTCTATGCTAACATAACGCTCAGTTCTTCAGCGAGTTTTGTCCTTGGTGGCATGTCGGGCGTGGACGGGCTGCGTATCTTCCGTCAGGGCCTGACGTTCACCAGAACCGCGCCAGCGTCTTACGCCGGGACGGCTGTTTATGGGGCCGGAGGCCAAGAGGTCAGTGTTAAGAACTGTTTTATCCTTGGCTTTTCTCAGGCTGTTCACCTTCTTAATTGCCCCGGCTCGACGGTGGATAGTGTCTACTTTGACTGCACAAATGGCATTCTGGTGGACTATTCCTTGGATGTTACGCGCGTCATGAACTGCCACGGATTCCCGTGGGTGACAGATGGCGTGAAGCTCACCGCCGCCGACAACAACCGATCTGGCTACGCTTACCGTTTCCTTACCCACAATGACTGGACTGAGGTTATCAACTGCTTCTCGTATGGCTATTTCCGGGGCTTTTTCGTGGACACCTATGCCACGATTCAGTTTGTGGCGTGCGGTTCAGACAACACCCAGCAGCATCCCTCGTCTGCCGGCTTTGTAGTTGGCAATCTGAGCGCAAACGGGTCAGTGCATTTGATCGGATGCCTTTCAGCCGCCACGCAGAATAACTTCTACATGGATGCAAATGTTGGTGTAGTCCTTATGGACAACTGTGAAAGCTGGGGCGCACAAAACGGTTCGGGAGTTGGCAACGGATTTGTCAACGCAAGTGGGGTAACTTTTATTAACAACACCTACATCCATGATAATGTGGTTGGGTATCAAGTGACTGGCGGCACCGTATATGGATCGGGTGTCGCGTTGCGTGGGAACGGTACGACAGGTTCAGGTTTCATCAACGCTATGCCCACGACGGTTAGCGTTTAAGTTAGGCATAGAGGGGGCTCACATGCCGTTTAGTTCGCAGTCTGGCAAGGCCAGCATCAAATGGGTTATGTCTAAAATCCCTGTTCCCAAGACAGCGCTGGACATCGGCGTTGGCGAGGGTGGCTATGCTAAGATGTTTCCAAATCTGCAATGGACAGGCGTTGAGATTTGGGAGCCATATGTAGAGAAATACGCTCTGAAGAAATTGTATCCTGATCTGCATGTGGCGGATGTCAGGACATGGGACACTGATAAGCGTTTTGACGTATGCTTTTTGGGTGACGTTCTTGAGCATATGTCCGTTGAGGACGCTCAGGTATTGGTGCGCAAAGCCAAGCGTTGGGCCGCAACTGTTATTGTCAGCATCCCGATTGGCTCATATCCGCAGGGTGAATTTGACGGGAATCCTCACGAGGCTCATGTTACGGATAACTGGACTGACGAGGATGTCAAAAGAGCCTTTGGCAAGCCTACGTGGTCTTATATTGAAAAGGAGATTGGGGTTTACGTATACTCCCCGTTTCCTGTAAAATTAACCTATTGCGTGTACGCCATCAGCAAGAATGAGGAACAGTTTGTTCGTCGGTTCTGCCAGTCCGCTCAAGACGCTGATCTTATCCTCATTGCTGACACTGGAAGTAGTGATGGAACCGCTGATCTCGCCCGAAACTGGGGCGCGATGGTCCACGACATTCACATATCTCCTTGGCGGTTTGATCTGGCTCGCAATGCCGCTCTTGCTCTTATTCCCCGGTCTATTGACATATGTATTTCACTTGACTTGGACGAAGTACTAGAGCCCGGCTGGAAACGTCGGATTGAAGAGGTATGGGTTCCCGGTAAGACCACTAACCTGTGGTACTACTTTGATTGGGGCCACAACATCCGCTTCCCCTATCGGAAAATTCACAGTCGCCACGGCTACCACTGGCATCATCCGTGTCATGAAGATTTGCGGATTGATGGCCGCGTGGAGCATGTCACGGCGTGGTGCCCGCATCTTTTGGTCAGCCATCACCCGGACCCGACAAAGAGCCGGGGCCAATACATGGAGATGCTGGAGGTTGCGGTTAAAGAAGATGACAAGGACCCGCATCACTACTTTTATTATGCGCGTGAGTTGACCTTTTACCGGCGCTGGGAAGATGCCAAAGTCGCGCTTCAGAAGTATCTGGATATGAACGCCCTGAGCGCCCAAAATGAGCGGTGCTATGCCATGCGCCTCATGGGCAAGTCCTACGCTGAAACAGGAGACGCCCGGACTGCTGAGAAGTGGTATTACATGGCTGCTGGCGAGGCTCCTAATACAAGAGAGCCTTGGTGCGAATTGGCTATGCTTATGTACCGTCAGCGGCGCTGGGAAGAGTGTTTTGCGGCGTCCATGCGGGCTTTGCGAATCACCGACCGGCAGTTGGTTTATACGTGTGACCCTACCGTTTGGGGGTATTGGGCTCACGACCTCGCCAGCATATCGGCTTGGAACTTGGGGCTAAAAGAAATTGCTCTTCAACAGGCCAAAATTGCGGTTGAGCTTGAGCCTAATGACTTACGTTTACAGAAGAACTTAGAGTATATTCTGAACGCAATTCAAGCTCAGGGGGAGAAAGCGGCATGACAAAGTGGACACCCAATCCCTCGTAAATTTGGCCTTTGGCATCATTCTTACAGGTCTTGGCTGGTTCGGGCGTCAGCTTTGGGACGCCGTTAAAGACTTGCGCAAAGATTTACACAAAATTGAGTCGGACCTTCCGCGCGTTTACGTCGCCAAGGAAGAGTTCCGGCATGACATTCAAGAAATTAAACAAATCTGCAATGAGATATTCCGCAAAATAGACGACCTTCGCGACAGAAAGGCAGACAAATAATGCCTACCGCAGAGGAAAAGCAGGCTAAAATAGCCGAAGACATGGCTGCCAGCGCGAGCAAGGGTGCTTTGGTGGAGAAGGTTGTCTTCGCCGGGGTGCCGATCTTGTTCTCCTGCGTTGTTTATCTCATGAACAGCCTTTCAACGGCTAACTCGGAGATTATTCAGCTTAAGTCAAAGATTGCTGTAGTGGTAAATGCCGAGAATAAGGCTATTCCGCCGCAGGGCACGACCATAGACATGGCTGTAATTCGGGAACAGTTGAATGACAAAATTGACAAGGTTGAGCGCGACGCTGCTCTAGCCCGCGCCAGCATGACCTTGGACCGCGAGCGTTCAATGTCCGCGATTGAGAAGAGCCGACTGGAAATGACCGCAGACGCTGCACAGGCTCGCGCGGCAATCCGCTCGGAGGCCTCTTTGGCGAGGGCCGAAATGGAAAAGAAAATTGCTCTGCTTGAGCGTGAAATTCAAACTCTTAAACAAGGGAAGTAAGCCATGAGAATGTCCGCAGAGGGCCTTGCCCTTGTCAAAGAGTTTGAGGGTCTGCGTCTGAAGGCATACAAGTGCCCGGCTGGCGTTTGGACGATTGGTTACGGCCATACTTCTGCGGCGGGTGCGCCTGAAGTCCGTGAAGGCATGGAGATTACCAAGGCCGAAGCTGAAGAAATCCTCAAGCGTGACATGGTTCAATATGAGAAGGGCGTTGAAAAATTAGTTAAGATTAAAATTACTCAAGGTCAATTTGATGCCTTAGTAGACTTTGCCTACAACGCTGGCGTTGGCGCTCTTGCCAAGTCCACGCTTTTAAAGCGTGTCAATGAAGAGCGGTTTGACGACGTTCCGGCTGAATTTATGAAATGGACCAAGGGTGGCGGCAAAGAGCTTCCGGGTCTAGTTCGCCGCCGCCGCGCAGAGGTTAAGCTCTGGCGCGGTTTGGAAACTGAAAAGCCGGTTTGCAATGATGAGGCTCGCGCCGAACCGGATATGCCTGCTCCTAAGAAGAGCATTGTTCAGTCAAAAGAAGCCAATGGTGCTGTGATTGCCGGCGGCGCTGGTGCGATTGCCGTTGTTCAGGAAGTCATGCCTATAGTGAAAGAGGGCGGGGACATCCTTTCTGCAATGAGTACGACGGCTATTGTCTGCCTTGTCATTATTGTGGCGGCTGGAGCAATCTGGTATTTCAGAAAACAGAGGCTTGACGAGGAGGGGGCATGATTGGATTTCTGTTCTCGCCTATCGGGCGGTTTGTATCCGCAGTTGGCGGGGTTCTTCTCGCCATTGCGGCTGTATATGGCAAAGGCCGACGAGACGCCCGGCAAAAGTTGGAGGCTGAAGCTAATGCTGACGCTCTTGCACGCACGCAGTCTGCTATTAGGGCCGGGGATAACGCTGCTGTTGATTCTGCCCGGCTGCGCAACTCCGACGGCCACCGTCGCGACTAATAAATCCGTCTGCGAAGTATGGAAGCCGGTATCTTGGTCTAAGAAGGATACCGATCAGACCATCACGGAAGTGAAGGTCAACAATGCCAGACGTGAGGGGTGGTGCCACGATTTCAAATAAATGCTATCATTAGCCAAACGCGCGGGGCTTGATCGTGACCACAGGTCTTACCTACTCAACCTATAAGACCCAAATCGCCACTTTGGCGGTTGTGGCCGAAACCGACCCCAATTTCCTGATCGTGTTGCCGCAGGCAATTACGTATGCGGAAAACCGCATCTACCGTGATCTTGACCTACTCAGCACCGTAACTTCAAACACTTCCTATTCGGTGGCGGCTGGTAACAGGAATTTATCCGTTCCTGCGTCTGCCTTTGTCACTATTCAGGAAGTAAATGTCATTTTGCCAGCTGGCACGAGCAACCTTGAGACGGGTACGCGATCTCCGCTGCTTCCGGTGACAAAAGAATATCTTAATCTCGTCTATCCCAGCGTCTCTAGTTCCTCGACGCCGCAGTATTTTGCGATGATAAATCAGAGTGACATGATTGTTGGGCCTTGGCCTG